ATGCTGCGTTTAGTTTAATCTTTGCTGTCATGGTTTAGGATATTTGTCTTTGGTAACTTTGATAGTAGCTTTCCAAGCATCTATACCATTATTATAGATGTCGTCTAACTGGTCAACAATAGAGGGATATTCTGCTCTTCTTTGAGATTTGTAACTATCATTTTCTAAATCCCACGCTGTTTGAAGTGCAGCAAGTCCAGTAGTACAATCTGATTCTGTAGGTTTTGAACCACCATCTAAAACTATTAAGTTTGCATAGATTTTATTTTTTGAATCAGACCACCCAAACCATTGTCCTGTACGAACAGTAATAAGATAATCTTCTATGTGATCTGCTCTTCCGTCTAATCTCATTATGTATCTCCTAAACGTATAAAAACAACACCTGTATCTGTCGAACTTGAACTTCCATTGAAAGAAGTAGCAACAGAAGCTTCAACTTGAAATTTTGCTTTATGTGTTGAAGTATCAGTTACATCAAACATATGAAAACAACTAGCAGCAAAAATACGATTGGCAGTTCCATTATTATATGAGCTTGCTGCTTCTCCGTAATTACTGTTATCAGTTGTAGTATAAATTTTAATACCCGCATACTGATAATCACTACTTGAACTACCTCTAGTTCGATAATCTATTAAATAAATACCTGTTGATGGAAATGTAAATTCTCCACTTGATTCTGTCATTCCAGTACCTAATTGACCAAATCCATCTGTATCAACTCTTTCCCAGTTGCTTGTCACATAAGCACTTGAAGAACCATTAAAAGAAGCACTAAGTCTCCATTGATCTGCCATCGTTATTCCCGCAGATATTCCAGTTCCAGAAATCCCACTATTTGTTATTGATATTCTTTCAACACCACCAGTTGAAAACTTGATAGTGTCAGCAGAAGGAAATGTTATACCAGTATTACTATCCGTTCCAGTTACAGCAGGAGCAGATACGCTTCCATCAACCCCAGAAATACCAGTAGTGCCGTTAATGTTTAATGCCATAATTAAAGAATAACAAGAATTGCACCAGATGGCACAGTAATAGTAACACCTGAGTTAATTGTAGGACTTACTGTATGTGCGTTCTTTCCAGCAGAAATACTGTAAGAAGTTGTAGCAGCTTGATCGGATTCAAAAAATACTTCATCAGTTCCTCCTCCAGTAGCTCCAGCACCTCCACCTATCGCACCCCAAGCACCGTTGTTATAACCTTCAAACTGATTAAGAGTTGAGTTATGCCTAAACATACCAACAGCAGGGGTTCCATCTCTCTGGGCTGTTGTACCAGTAGGTATCGTTAAACTAGACGTATAGTTATGAATTACTTTTCCTGTAAATGTAGATCCTGATAATGCTGCATGACCAAAGTTTGCTTCGTTTATTTTTCCTAAAACAACATAAGTTGCAGTATCACCTGAGACTGCTGTTGCTATTTTTAATTCATTAGTGGATGTATTTATATGAGGTTGATATTGAGCTATGCTTGCTGCACCTGATGGATCGCTACTTCCAGAACTTAATGTTCTTAATGCTGTAAATATTTCATTTAATTTTGTACGAACTGCCGCACCCGTTCCATTGGCGGTATTGTAATTATTACCCGTTTCGCTGGTGGTCGAACCTGGTCTAGCCATCTAAAAAACAAATATTGATCTTATTCTAACTTGCTTTACCAAATCCGACAGCCTGATAGGTGAAATTTCTATCAACTGAAGCATTTGATGAGTTTTTAAAGTGGACACTAAAACCCGTTCCAGAAACACTTGATATTTCAAAAAAGTCTCCAGACTGCATATTTTGTGCAGTAATACCGACAGAAGGTAAGCTACTATTTACACCACCAAGACCAGATGTTCCAGTAAAGAAGGGGCTTTGGAACGTGACTGCTTTTGCTGCTGCTCCACTTGCTGTAGTTGCAAGACTCTGTTCTGTTCTTCTTTGCATAGAAGCTGTATAACCTAGTTGGAAAACTCTAATATCCTGTGCTGGATCATCACTTGTTAGATTTACTTTAAACTGAAAACCTCTTCCTTTATAAGTTCCATTTGTAAAAGTCTGAAAACCAGAATAAGTAGGAGATCCACTATTAGGATTATCTTGAGTAACACGAACTAGCATTTCTGCGTTTACTTCAGTTGCAGTTAATCCTTCAAAGTCTCCTCTTGCGTCTAAATCTGGTATTGAATCAAATAAATCTGAAGGATAAAATGCTTCTGTTAAGAAATGACGTTTCAAATCAAGACTATACACATCTCCTAAATCTAAAGTAGTACTTCCTGGTGCTCCACCAAATTCATAAGTACCTAATGGTGCAATACCTCCTACATCATCAAGAGATGAAACTAAATCAAAATCTGTAATACTATCAAATTGTCCTACACCAGTAAGATTTAAAGAATTTGTTGGGGCATCAAAAGCAACATTAGTTTTTGTTCCTTGAAATTTTGGAACATCTAAATCTTCTCTTCTTGTTTGGATTAATTTTGCATCAAGAGTATCGGGTAAGTCTAAAATTACACTTGCTTCACCAGCACTAAATCTACCTCCATCATCTTGAAATTTTAAAATATACTCTCCTTCAAGAAGTGGAACATCAGCAGAGGTTGTATTACCAGCTAATGCTTTTACTAAATCAGTAGCGTTAGAAAAAGATCCCGTTCCATCAGTCTTTGAAGAGTGTCTTACATAAACACGGCCACCATGAGTAACATCTAAATCTGTTGCTAAATTCCAGCGTAATCGTACTTGTTTATCATTTATTGGTTCTCCCGTTAGTCCTGTGACATCAGCAGGAACAGCAGTTTTACCAACAGCATTAAAAGTATCACTAGCATCTGTAGCACTAGGTTCTAGAGCAGCATTTAAACTACGAACAGATACTTCATAAGCTCCAACCTGTGAGTTAACAATTTCAAAATCAGGACTACTGGTTGTAGTCGAGACAACATTATTATCTTTAAATCTATAGTTAACTAAATAGTTTGAAACACCAGTTACAGGCTGCCATCTAACGATTAATTTAGATACAGGCTGGTTATTAATAAGAACTATCACTTCATTAGCTGACAACCCACTAGGAGGAGGCTTAAGAAGATTTAAAGTTGTAATTTTTTGAACTGGAATTGGCTGATTATCTTCAATAAACGCATATTTTTCGTTTACATAAGCTAGTGCTGTTATTCCATAATTAATACCATCGACTTCTTCGACAGATATAACTCGGAAAGACTGAGCAGAAATAGTATCGTTTTCAAGTAACCAAACACTATTAGAATTTGGTGTCTGACTTAAAGCACTATCTAAAGTAATTATCTTGCCTGATATTGCAGTTACATTTTTAGTTTCAACTGTTCCATTTGGTAGTATTACACTTAATTTAGGGTTGTTTTCAGTAGATAAATCAGTTGAATCTGAATCATCTACAGTTATTTGAGTAGTCGTAGCAGTATTAATTCTTCCTCCTCTTCTTACTCCTGATCTCCCTGGATCGGCAATGCTGACAATCGTTCCAGGTCTAACAACAATTCCTGATTCCATTGAAGCAGAAAAAGTTACTACTTCTGTTTCTCTTTGTTCTGTAAATAATATTGCTTTTGCAAATCTTCTAGCTTGACCTCGACTTGTGCAACCTAATGCTTTTACTCTTTTAACGTGTAATCCATATTTATTTCTATAAGCTGACTCTGCTTCTACTTCTTCATAATCTAAATCTCTAGTTTCCATATTAAAATAGGAAACTGCAACTACTGTGCTTCTAGTTTTTAAGCTGCTACCTGTATAGCTGAATCCTTCGGGGCCAACATTAGACAAAGTAAATAAGTAACTAGGATCTTTAGGACTATCTTGAGTAAGAAGTAATGCCCCTTCAGACCAAATAGGCATACATCTCATTATTCCCGATAAAGTATTTATGACATCAAAAGCTTCTACACTTGATTGAATATTTATATTGCAAGCAAATCTAGCTTCCTGTCCATTAAATCCATCATCAACAAGTTCGTTAGAAAACTTACTTGCAGTTACAAATGAAAATAAATCTAAATTACTATCAATAATATGATTACCTAATCCATACCTTGTATTAGTAATTAAATCTAAAAGTATTAAAGCAGGGCAAGTTGTCCATTGAGCAGCACCCATTACTCCATTAAAAATATATCCAGTTGGATAAACTATTCTGCCAGTTTGTAAATCTACAGTTGGAGTTCCTGATGAGTTAGCTCCTGCACCTGGGATTCTTACTTTTACTCCTCTAACTCTAAACTTTCTAGCAGGAATCCTAGTAAAAAATTCTGAATCTAAACGCAACCTTGTGTAAGCACAGTCAGGATAAGTACTTGAATCATCTTCTAATTCTGAAAAAGATTGCCAGATTAAATCTCTTGCTATTCTATCGGTACTATTTTCAGAGGTTTTTGTAACACGCACATCTACAGGATGAGCACCAGTAAGAGCAATTCTATATTCTCTGTTATAAGCATCTGCTGTTCTTCCTCTTATAGTGTCGGAGAGAACTGTAGTAAAACCTCCTCCGTTATATTGAATTTGAATATTAAAAGTAACTTGGGAACCATTTATATCTCCATCCTCTTCTAAAATTTGCAATGTAGGTACAGTAACAGTAACTTTTACAGCATCTAAATCAGTATTATTAGTAAGTTGTCTAGTTACAGGATTACCATTTGGTACTTCTACTCCCACATTAAAGACAGAAGAACTTCCCGAAACTTTAGACATTTTAGTTTGAGAACTCGTTCCAAAACGAACATCAAAGTCTATATTTTGATGATTAAATTCAACATTCTGTGGATTAGTTGAATCAGCAGTAGAAGCTAAAATAGGAGTATCGTCTAGGAAAATATCTTTCTTTGCAGCATTGAAATAAGCAGTAGTGCCTTTAGTTCTTCCTTCTTTTGAAGGACTTGAAAAACCTTCTATCTCACCTTCAGAAATAAGATCAAGTAAAGTAGCAAACTGTTTACTATGTAAATTATCTGGAGTAATAGTAGGAGGACTTCC